GAAGAGGAAATTCTGGCGGGAACGCTAGAGCACCCGGCCAACCCTGTCCTTGACTGGCAGATATCGCACTGCCACGTCCATAAGAACAAATTCACGAAACAACGACGGCCCGTTAAGCCATCAGACGACAGCGGCGACCCTCGCACAATCGACGGCATCGCGGCGATGGTTATGGGCCTTAAAGTCGAGCAGCTGGAAGCGTCGCTGAAGCTGGACTTCTACGAATCAAACGAACTTGAGGTTATGTAATGTGGGATAGCTTGAAGCGTTACCTGCAAACCATATTTGGCGGCGACCGCCAATACTTGGAAAGCATCAACGACCCGTACATCAGCAGCACAGCGAACAGTGGCGAGCACGTCACGGCACGCACGGCTGTTGGGCTGCCAGCGTTTAGGCAGGGCATTACGCTGCTCAGCGGGGACGTTGCCAAGGTGCCGCTGTATCCGTACCGCATGGCGGCTGACGGCTCGTCTGAAGTCGCACGCAAACACCCGGCCTATAAGCTGGTTTCGTGGCTGCCGAACCCCGAGCAGTCGGCCTATGAGTTTCGACGCCAAATAATGTGGCACGCTGTGCTGTACGGCCACGGCTACGCCTGGATACAACGCGACCGCAACAGCGGGCTTGCAACCGGGCTTTATCCGCTGCTGTCGGACCGGACGCACCGGCGGTACTTCAGCGAGGCTGGCCAGTGGCGAATTGAGTCAGAGATTGACGGCGAGCTGGAATACTTCCGCGACGAAGACGTGTTGCACATCAGCGCTCCGCACGGGGCGTTAGATGGCTATCACGACAACCGGCTTATCGTGGATTGCCGGAACGCAATCGGGCTTAGCCTGGCCGCCAACAACTTTGCGTCGCGATTCTTCAAGAAAGGCGGACGGCAAGGCGGCATTCTGGAAATCCCGGCAGGCATGAGCGACAAGGGCAAGGATAAGCTAGAGCAGGGATGGCGGAAGCGATACGAAGACAATGACGGCCAATTCGCTACTGTCATCCTGCGCGACAACGCCAAGTTCCACAGCGCTCAGTTCGCACCAGACGAATCACAGCTGACGGAAAGCCGGCAAGAGCAGGTTAAGGAAGTCGCCCGCATCCTGAACATCCCGGCCCACAAGTTGGGGCACGACGGCAGGACGGCATACAACAGCCTTGAGATGGAAGAACGGGCCTATGTCAATTCCACGCTTAGTCACTGGCTAAAGTCGTGGGAGGGCCAATGCAACCTAAAGTTGTTACGCGAACGCGAAAAGCAGCTTTGCAGCCACAAATTCGCACACGACATCAGTGAGCTAATTGCGTCCGATTCAGAGACCCGTGCTGGCGTGGCCCAAACGTACGTTAGCAACGGCATTAAGACCGTTAACGAAGTGCGTGCGGAAATGCACTTACCGCCGCTAACGGAACCACAGCCACAGGAAGGCCCCCAGATGCCCCCAGAATCGCCCGTAGACGATTCCCCGGTAGATGACACCACGGAAGCGGAAGATGCCGTACGCATCCATCTAGGCGCCTTGCTGGCGAATCAGAAAGATGCGGCAGTAAAAGAGCTGGTTAGCCGGGTCAAGGATAACCTTCGACGCTATAGCCCTGAATCGTTCATCGCTTGGAAGGATAAGAACTTCGAAGGTTTGGTCGATTCTGTGGCAGAGCGGCACATGGGCCACACGGTGCGTGCATTAAATGCCCATATCGGAACGGACGGCAGCCCGTCGCTCGTCATTCAGGACGCGGGGCTAAGCGTACAGGTAATTATCGATAGGGCGATTGAAGAAGTCACCCCAAACAAACGAAATACGGCAATAACATCGAGGCTAAATAAATGGCTGAAAAACGAGTACACAAAGGCGGCGTGACGCTGCGTGCGGACGAGGACGGCAAACAGCGTATTGTTGGCTATGCCCTGACGTATTACCGCGAAGACGACCCAGACACCGAGTACAAGATGGGCGAACGCATCGTTGAGCGCATGATGCCCGGTTGTGCTGACGGCGTGCTATCCGAAGACGGTCTAGACTGCGTGGCGTTGTTTAATCACGACTCGAACCACGTCTTGGGTCGCTCGACATCTGGCACGCTTCGCCTGTCTGTCGACGATGTTGGGTTGCGGTATGAAATCGACCCGCCCGAAAGCCGTCAAGACATTCTGGAGCTAATTGAACGTGGCGATGTGGCTGGTTCTAGCTTCGCATTCTTTATCGATGACGAGGACCGCATTGAGGACCGCGAACAGAATCGCGTTATTTACCAGGTAAATAAAATCACCCGCCTGATGGACGTTGGCCCGGTTACCTACCCGGCTTACAAAGCCACATCTACCGCTATTCGTAGCGAAAACGGACGCTCTGACAGCATCAACTATAAGCCGTTAGGTGCTGACAAATTTATCGAAATTGTTGCGCAGCGCAACCCAAAAGATTGACGCTGCAAAAGTGGGGCTAATCTGTGGGGCACACGCGGGACTGATTCCGCATTCACACCCCATTAGGAGGCCGCATTGTGGCAAACCTGAAAGAACTACGCGAGCAGTTTGCAGAAGCGGCTGCCGACATCCAAGCGTTCCGCAACCGGGACGAGTGGACAGCAGAAGACAAGAAGAATTTCGAGGAAGTCTGCGAACGCTACGATTCGCTGGACGAGCAAATCCAAGAGCAAGAGCGCGTAGACGCCCGCATTGCCCGCATTGCAGAAGTCGAGGAACGACACAGCAAAGAGCAGTCGGAAGCACGGAGCGAAGTCGGCCAAGCACGCCAGACCCGCAGCATTGAGCGTGGCGAACGTGCCCCAACCGAGGAAATGAAACTGCGTGCGTTCCAGAAGTGGTTGCAACGCGATTCCAAGGCTGGCTTTAGCCTGTCCGACGAAGACAAGCATATGCTGCGTGAGCTGGGCTACGGCGACAACGCTGGCGACGAAGTCATTATGCGTCGCTACAACAGCAACCGCCAAAGCGCTGGCCAGTGGGCCGATTACAACGGCATCAACTGCCAGCCCCAACAGCGTGCCAACCTGACCGTTGGCGTTGCTGGCGACGGTGGCGAAACGGTGCCGGAAGGCTTCGTTCAGGAGCTGGAAACCACAATGGAAGCCTTTGGTGGCTTGCGTCGTGTTTGCCGCATCCTGTCGACCGAGTCTGGCAATGACTTGCCGTGGCCGACGATGAATGACACTTCCAACAGCGGCGCATTGCTGGCGGAAAACACCACGTTCGGAACGTCCGTTGAGCCGACGTTCGCGCAGATTGTTTTCAACGCTTACAAGATTTCGTCAACACCGATGATTGCTTCGCGTGAATTGCTGACAGATTCGGCATTCGTTCTGCCTAGCATTATTGGTGCAGCACTTGGCGAGCGTATCGGGCGTGGCCTTGCTGGTTATCTGGCAACCGGAACCGGTTCCAGCCAGCCGCAGGGAATCACCGTTGGTGCATCCGCAGGCGTTACTGCTGCGTCCGCAACCGTCATTGACGTGGACGAGCTGATTGACTTGCAGGCGTCGCTGGACGAAGCGTACGAAGGAAGTCCCAACGTAGGTTGGGCGATGAACAAGGCTGTTCTGACCAACATTCGACAGCTCAAGTCCGACACGGGAACCGGCTACGACCAGTACTTGTGGCAGCCTGGCTTGCAAGCTGGAACGCCCGCACTGCTGTTGGGCCGCCCGGTTGCAGTTGTTGAAGAGATGCCAGCCCAGACGACTGGCTTGGTGCCAATCGTTTACGGCGACATGAGCAAATTCGTTTGCCGTGACGCTGGCCCAATGGCAATGTTTGTAATGTCGGAACTGTTCCGACAGACGGACTGCACGGGCTTCGTGGCGTTCAGCCGTCACGATTCGAAGGTTATCCAGTCGGCAGCTATTAAGAAGCTGACGATGGCGTAAACCGCTTTTATCGGGTGGCCCTGCCAAACAACATGCCCCACAACGGCGGGGCCGCCCGTTTTTCTTTCTTCAAAGGTGCGCACAATGTACGTCGAATTGAAACATTACTGGTCCGGCAATAAGCCTGGCGATAAAGTCGAAGCACCCGACCACCTTGCAGAGCGTTGGCTTGCTGACGGTGCAGCCGTCGTTGCCCAGAAGCCGCAGGCGACCGAAAAGCCAAAGGCCGCCGTAAAGCCTGAGCCAGAATTCGCGGACCCCGAAAAGGAAGAAGCGAAGAAGCCCGCACGCAAGAAACGGCAGGCGCGCAATGATAAGTCTGAGTAGGGCGAGCATTCCCGACTTTCGCGACATGGGTGGCGTACCTGAACTTAAACGCCACCTGCGGATAATGGGCGACTACGCCGACCTCGAGGTTGGCGATATCGGAAACGAAGCCGTTGCGTTCGTTGAGGAACTGGCACGGATTACGGTATTCCAATCGACCTACACCTACGGCATGGACTGCCTGGAAAGCTATTTCAGCCTGCCGCAGGGTCCGCTGGTTTCCGTAACGTCCATCCAGTACCAAGACACTGATGACGCACAGCAGACCTGGGCCAACACTGAGTACGATGTAGACGCATCAGCAGGCACCGTGCGGCTCGCTTATGACAAGGTGATACCTCAGACAATTTCACCCGCTGGCGTCGTTGTAACGTACGTGGCGGGCCACAGCGCTGACTGGTCGGGACTTCCCCCGCTGGTCAAGCACGTCATCAAGCTGGTATCGCACGAAATGTACTATCAGCGTGACGCCTCGCCCAACCACGAGAAAGTCGTTAACGCAGTTATCCAGTTGAATGCAGGCGATGAATTCGGGCAAATATAAATACCCAGCGACCGTCTATCAGCCAGCCGTGGAAAAAGTGCGGACCACCCGCGAACGCAAGGCGTTGTTTGACGTGTGGGTATCGATGGAACCAACGTCAGCTGGCGAGTCTACGCGGGGCGAGGGCATCGAAACTTCTAACGCGTTCACGCTTCGCTGTCCGTGGTTCCCCTGCGACTGGAATACCGCATGGTACATCGAGCTGTGGGACGGGCGGCGACTGAGTATTGACGGCGTAATAAACAGGGACGAAACGAACCACGAATGGCAGATAACAGCCACACAAGAGGCTAGAACGTAATGGCAAAAACACACAATGTAGTTTCACAGGCTTATACCGTCAGCTTGACGGCGGTTAGCTTACAAACAATCGGATTCTCTGCGGCACAGGTTGCGGGCGCGCAGTCGCTGGCAGTGACGGGTGACACTGTCATTCGATACCTGGGCGACCAGACGCCAACGGCAACTTTCGGCCACATTATCGCGGCTGGCGAAACGGTGGAGTTTATTGGCGGCGACTTCGCTGACATGGAATTCATCAGGGGCTCCGGCACCGACAGCGTAGCCACATTCACGCTCGAAACTCGCGTAGACGTATAAAGGTGGACGATGCGACGCAGAACTACAAACAAGAACCGCCGGCGCGGTTCGTCTGGTGCTGGCACACCCACACAGCTCCTCGGCGACCAGCTACAGCTACGCGTTGAGCCTGGCCGCATCAGCCCTGCCGCACGCACCGTCTACGGCGTAGAGCGTTACACGGACCCACTGCAAAGCGGCACGCCCCGGCAGATGCTGCCTAAGTATGCGGTCACACTTAACGGCAGCACGGAGTACATCAACGCTGGCAGCATCGGTGCAAACAGGGGTCGCACTATAGCGGCATGGGTTAAAGTTAATTCGCTGCCGGGAACTAACGCCAGATTTTTCTCTAATATATCCAACTCGCCAGCCGCAAACAGCGGTATAGATTGCTACGTCACGAGCACCGGCGAGGTTGGGTTATTCCTTGACGGCGTGGCAACAGTATCGTCTGCGGGCGTGATTACGGCGGGCACGTGGTATCTACTATCTGTCACCGTTGCCAGCGACGGCACAGTCAGTGCCGCCATCAACGCCAGCGAGGTTGTGACGGGGACCGTTGCTGACGTAACGTCCGGCAATGACCTTCTGTTTGGGCGTTACGGACTTTCGTCTACAAGCTTCCTCAACGGCGCGTTTGATGATATCCGTGTGTTTGACGGCGTGATGCCGCAAGCTGACTTGCTGGCTATTGCTGGCTTGTCGCCTGGCAGTCAGTCCGGCGCGGCTGTTTCTCTAATTCCGTCGCGGCATTACAAGTGCGAAGACCCTGTTACCAGCACCACGCTCCGCAACAGCGGCTCACTGGGCAGCGTAGCCGACGCAACGATTACCACGGCTGCGATTGCCACGGTTCGTGGAACAGCCAGCCCAGTCTATTCGTTTGCCAATAGCGTTGGCGGAACGCAGGCTTGGTGCTCGGATGGCGTAGATGACTATCTGGACACGCAGTTGACGCTGGATGGAGCGACTGCTTTAACGTTGTGGCGGCGATATAGACCGCTGTCTCGCAGTGCGTTTGATTTTGACGGATTCTTGACTGTAGGCGCTGCAGCGGTTCGCATCGGCTACGACAGCGCGACACCGCGAATGCAGTCCACATACAGCAACCGCGCGGGGTCTGGTGACGCGCTTGCAGCGGTCATTGTTGCCACCAACCAGCCGTTGACGGATTCTTTTTCCGCTACTGTTGGCGGCAGTTGGGCGATTCGGAGAGATGACGTTGAGGTTGGCACCGGCTCGACAACTGCAATGCAGACTATTTCCAATAGCCTAAATTTCTACATTGGGGCATCAAATCAAAGCCCAGCGACTCACTTCAGCCACAACGAATACTACGAATACTTGATTGCTGACCGCGTCCTAACGGACGATGAACTAGCATGGCTCGAAACGGGAGGGCAGA